TTGCAGAAGAGCCACACATTGTTATCGGAAACGTAACCGATAAGTTGATGCGCTTCCGCCCAATGGGTTGGTACGGCGTACTCGGCTTTGCACGTTATCGTGAAGAAGCACTGTATCGTATTGAATCAGGCTCCTCAATCGCTGCTCTCTAGTTGATTGACTCTGAGGGGTAGGCCTAGAAATCTACCCCTTTGGGGTGAGTTCATTAGGAGGACTTATGACTGAATATATTTTTACAACCCCTGTGGTTGAAGAAGGCCCAGCAGGTCAAGCCCGCCTATTCTACTTTTATAAACTTGACAGGGGTATTACAATAGTACTAAAGCCTACGGGTGGGTACGCACAGATTCGCTACCCAGTTGATGGTGACTTGTCAGCATATCCTGCAGTATATGCAGGTGGCTATAATCACACAGTAGATGATGCTACTAAGGCAGCACTAATTGCTGGCGGTGTAGGTGTCACAGAGGATAACTTTACAGCAATATGAAACATTGGGAACATCACCCTGAGCCAGTAGAAGGATGCTTTGGCTGCAAGGGTTTGAGTATACAGATGAACGCTGGCGATGCAGATAGTCGTAGAACTATTCCAAATAAAAAGTTCAATAAAGAATTGGATGCCTACAAAGAGGCGAGAGCCCAAGGTATCCAGCCCGCTGGAACTTCTATGAAGAAGATTCAAGAGGCAGTAAAGGCTAGTGAGATACTGGGTAAACCTTATGACTCTAGCAAAATGGCACCAACAAAACATATAAACAAACAATCAGCAGCAGTACTTAATCAACTAGGAGCATAAAATGCCAATGGTAAATGGAAAAGAATTTTCATACGGTAAAAAAGGTATGGCTATGGCAAAGAAAGAAGCCAAGAAGTCAGGTAAGAAAATGGTTATGAAGGCTGGAGCCAAGAAGATGGCTATGAAGAAGATGGGCAAGAAGAAGTAATGAAAGCAAAAAAAGGAATGGGCTTCAAGGCAGCACAAAAATCAATAGCCAAGAAGCAAGGTGTGTCGATGGAGAGTGCTGGTGCAATCCTCGCATCTGGAGCCCGCAAAGCCTCACCAGCAGCCAAGAAGAAAAACCCCAACCTGAAGAAGGTTAAAGGCGTTACGAAAAAAGGCAAGAAGTAGTAGTCAATCTAACTATAGAAAGTAAAACAATGAACGAGCAAGAATACGAGAATAAAAAATCGTGGCTTATAGACACGGCAGAAACGCCTAAAGATAAAAAGAATCTTCCAAAAGAGTTGGCTGCCCTTAAGAAACTTTATAAGGCTAGCAGAAAAGCAGGCGGAATAGATAACCCTAACGCTAAGTCTCACGTTGCTGAACTCTATAGAAACACAAGGTCAATCAAATATAAACCAAACACCAAACTTGGCGGACGTCAGATGGACCCTACAAAAGTTAAAGGTTTTAAATATGGAGAGGGAACAGAGTAAATGGCAAAGATACGCAGAATGCAAGGTTACAGTCCTACTGCATCACAGATATCAGGTTTAAGTAAAAAACCAATTGCGGCAGAAGATTATATTTATGCCCTTGAGGTAGCAGGTCAACCTGCTGCAACCGATAAAGAAAGAGCAATTAAGGCACAAGCACAACAAGACGTCAAATATCTTGAGGCTAAGTATCCTGGTATTGCTGGAAAATTTAAATTGTTTGAAAACCGTGTTAAGAACACAGAGCCTATGAAAACTGTAAACCAAAAGAAAAGTAAATTAGGAAAGGCTAACTAATGGCAAAGAAAACAGGTAAGGCTAATCTTGGTCCTGAAATGGCTAAGAAAGCATATGAAGCAAAATTATCTGAGCGAGTTCCTTATAGCCCTGATTGGGATGGTAAGCCTATGAGACAGAAAGAAACTTTTGATAGCACAAGAGTTCAAAGAGTACCAGGTAAAACTGTAATTGGCCCTCTTGCTAAAGGCGTAGGCAGTGGTGGAGTAGCAGGTTTGGCTTTAGGTGCAGTTGCTGCATATAAAGCAGAACTTAAAGCAGCAGCCGAAGCCAAGAAAATAAAAAATCGGATGAACTAAGTAATGTCATCAGGACAATTGAAATCACACTACGGTTTTAACTCTGTGCAAATTAAAGACGGATATGTAGTGCGGTTAAACAAGAATGGAACAGTAAGAGCAGTACTAGGAAAGTATGGGGAATATGGCAAGCAAAGCGGACCCAAGGCTTAAGAGGGCTGGCGTATCTGGTTTTAATAAACCTAAGCGCACCCCTGGACATCCAAAGAAGTCACACATTGTAGTGGCTAAACAAGGCAGCCAAGTCAAGACTATTCGTTTCGGCGAACAAGGTGCTGAAACTGCAGGCAAACCTAAGGCTGGAGAGTCTGAAAGAATGAAGAACAAGCGTGCATCTTTCAAAGCACGCCATAGCAAGAACATTGCCAAAGGTAAACTAAGTGCTGCCTATTGGGCAGATAAGGTGAAGTGGTGAAGAAGAAAGCAAAGCCTAAGGCTAAATCTAAAGTCAATGAGGCTGGTAACTACACTAAGCCTGGTATGCGTAAAGCACTATTCAATAAAATTAAAGCAGGTTCCAAGGGTGGAGACCCAGGAGAATGGTCTGCTCGTAAGGCACAGTTACTTGCTGTGCAATACAAGAAGGCAGGCGGAGGATACAAATAGTGGCACTGGCTAAATCACAGAAGTCTTTAAAGAGTTGGACTAAGCAGAAGTGGAAAACTTCTGATGGCAAACCTTCTAAAGGTAAGAAGAGATATTTACCTGAAGCAGCGTGGGCTAATCTAACTCCTGCTGAGAAGGCTGCTACTAATAGAGCAAAAGCCCAAGGTAATAAAAAAGGCAAACAATTTGTTAAACAACCAAAATCAATAGCAAAGAAAACGGCTGGGTATAGATAATGGCAACAGGTGTAGCAGGTAGTTCATTCACAAGCGAACTTAATCGCTTAGCAAATAGTGGGACATATCCAGTATTGAGTTCATATCTGACTGCAACTTCTGCTGCTAACTCACTAGCAGGTACATCAGGTAAGGCGCTTATAGGCGCCCTTAATCTAGAGGCAGATGCAACCCGTCAGCCTAAAGACTTTAAGGCTTTAGGTGGTATCTGTAATGAACTTGCTAGCACTACCAACCTTTCACCTCTAGCAGCCTTAAGGAGTATTAACTTATGACAACACTAAGTGAAATGATTGATGAGGTTTTAATTAACCTTTCAGGTTATACCTATCAGCAGGACCGTTCTACTTATTTGACTACAGCAGTAACAACATTAACTTCCCCTAGTTCTTCGCCAACAATCTTAAGCCTCGGCTCCACCGATTCAGTAGGTAAAGGTGTCCTAGAGGTAGGCGAAGAGTTGATGTGGGTTGACTCATTTGACCGTATTGCTAACACAGCAACTGTTGCGCCCTATGGGCGTGGCTATCTAGGTACTACTGCCTCAACTGCTGCCGTAGATACCAAGGTCACAATCTCCCCTATATTTCCTAGGTATGTAATTAAGAAGGCTATCAACGATACTATCCGAGCAGTCGGAACTCAACTGATGGTTGTAAAGCAAACTACCTTTACCTTTAACGCAGCCCAAAACACTTATGACTTAAGTAATCTTAATATTGAATCTATCCTTACTGTTATGTGGCAAGACATTGGGCCATCTTTGGAATGGATTAGAGTCAATCGTTATGACTTTGACCCCTTAGCAGAGGCAACTTACTGGGGTGAGGGCAGTCAAACAATTAGCATTTATGATTATATTACCTCTGGTCGTACAGTAAAACTTATGTACGTTACCCAACCTACAGCATTCACATCTAACAGCCAGACTTTTACAACTCAGACAGGATATCCCGAATCAGCAAGAGACGTAATAATTTTAGGTGCAGCGTATAGACTACTTGCTTATCTTGACCCAGCACGTGCGTCTCAGATTAGCCCACAGGCTGATGAGATTGACGCCAAACGTCCGTTCGGTTCATCTAATAATGCTACTCGTCAACTCTTTGCTCTCTATCAGCAGAGACTAAGAGAAGAAATTTCTTCTTTCCAAGGTCAGTACCCTCCCCGCATTCGTTTTAACCGATAGGAACATAAATGCCAACACGTCAATACTCGTCTCGTAGCCAACAGTCAACACTGACTAGCGCTATAACCGCAGGTGCTGCTACTATGACAGTAGTATCAGGCACAGCCTTACTGGGTGGTCAGAGCATTCCATCAGGTAGAACTTTCACTTTAGTTATAGATGTAGATACTGCTCTTGAAGAAATCGTAGATGCTACGGCGGTATCTACCAATACATTTACAATCACTCGAGCCATTGATGGTTCATCTGCACAGTCACACTCAGCAGGTGCCGTAGTAAGACATATGGCTATCGGTAGAGATTACCGTGATGCCAACCTACATACACAGGCTTCTGCATCTTACAATGATGGCGCAGGTAATGCCCAGTCAATGCACGGCATTGCATCTGGCGAAGGTGATGTAGTAGGTACAGCCAAGACACAGACTCTGACTAACAAGACTCTTACTAGCCCAACAATTTCTAACCCTACCTTTACTGGTACCCCGCTTGCTGCTGCAAGCATATCTTTTGAGGGTGCTACGGCTGATGACTATGAAACTATCCTGACTGTAGTTGACCCTACTCAGGATAATACAATTACCCTACCTAATACCACAGGTACGGTAGTCATTGTTGATGCTACCCAGACCCTGACCAATAAGACCCTGACCAGCCCTACCATCTCTGGTAGCCCTGTCATCACTGGTCTATCTAGCGCAGGTATGATTTCATCCTCTGCTACCCCTAAGGATTATGTAGATAGCATTCTAGGCTCAGCAACGGCTGCAGCCACTTCAGCAGCATCGGCTGCTACAAGTGCTGCTAGTGCTGCTACCAGTGCTACAAGTGCCTCTAATAGCGCCACAGCCTCGGCAACGAGTGCCTCAGCAGCAGCCACAAGCGCTACTAGCGCAGCCACTTCTGCTACTTCTGCAGCGGCTTCTGCCACAGCAGCGGCTACTAGTGCTACCTCATCTGCTACATCGGCTAGCGCAGCAGCAACCTCTGCTACTTCGGCTGCTACCTCAGCCTCATCTGCTCAGACAAGTGCTACATCATCGGCTACATCAGCCAGTGCTGCTGCTACTTCGGCAACTTCAGCAGCGGCATCGGCCACGGCTGCAGCAACTAGTGCTACATCTGCAGCAGCATCTGCTACCGCAGCAGCCACATCAGCAACTTCTGCTGCTGCTAGTTATGACCAGTTTGATGATAGATATCTAGGCAGCAAGTCATCTGACCCTACTTTAGATAATGATGGTGGCGCACTACTAACTGGTGCGCTTTACTTTAATGATGTTATTGACGCTATGAAGGTTTACAACGGCGCATCTTGGGACTTAGTAGCCCCTGACACATCAGCCTTTATTGACAAAACAATTCTTACGGCTAAAGGTTCCCTTATCTCAGCAAGCGGAGCATCTACTCCATCTGTCTTAACAGTTGCCTCAACTAATGGATATATCCTTTCGGTTGACTCTGCAACCACAACAGGTCTTTCCTGGATTGCTAATGACGTTGGAGATATTACAGCAGTATCTGCTGGCACAGGAATTACAGTAGCAAATAGCACTGGCCCAATTCCTACAGTTTCGCTTGCTAATACAGCCGTAACTGCTGGAACATATAGCCCAGCAACAATAACAGTTGACGCACAAGGTAGACTTACCGCTGCATCAACTGCAGCAATAGACACAGAATCAGTCGAAATCAAGACGCTTATGGGCGCTCTTCTCTAGAAAGGAAACAGTAACTAATGGCTGTAGTCTCAAAAGTCCTTGCCCGAACAGCGGCAGCGACTACAAGCACAACCCTATATACAACCCCGTCAGGCAGCACTGCTGTCTTGACTAACATCGTTATCTGCAATCCGACAACGGCAGCAGTAACAGCATCTATGACTATCAATAGCATTGATTTGCTAGGCAGCATATCTATTGCTGCAAACTCGGTCTTTGGTTTTGACCTTAAACAGGTAGTACCTGCAACACAAATTATTGCTGGAAGTGCATCATCTACATCAGTTGACTTTCATCTAAGCGGAGTGGAGATAGCCTAATGAGTATTCAAGTATTTCCTGCAGAAGTAACTACTGTAGCAAATTTTGAAAGTACAGTTTCAGCCACAACTGCAAATGTTTTATATGAAGCAGTTTCTGCTTTTGATGCTGGAAGTTATACAATTAGTTCCCCAGCAACAGTTGTTGCTACTGTTGAATTTTTTAATGGAACAACTTCTTTAGTTTCAGCAGCAACAACTTCTGGTACTGCTGCTATTTCTCTTGCTCAAAATGCTACAAAAGTAACATACTTTACCACCGCTGGAAGTAATATAATAGTTGGGATATTAAAGACTGGCGAACCATTATCAACTACAACTAGTGGCGCTGCTTTTACGTTTAATAACACTACTACATCAAATACTGCTGGAACATATTATTTTACAATTGTTGGCGGTGGCGGTGGAGGAGGACGTCCTAATAACAGTACCAATGTTTACGGCGGTGGTGGTGGCAGTGGTGGAGTTGTAAATCAAGGTCCAGTTGTAGTTACAAATAGTTTTACAGCAACAATTGGAACTGCTGGAAATGGTGGCGCAAATGCTGGAGAATCTGGAAACGCAGGTGGCGCAACTAGCGTAGCAATATCTGGAGGTTCTACCTATACCGCTAATGGTGGTGGCGGTGGAGGCATTCCTACTGCTGGAACTGCTGGAACAACTGGCGGTGGCAGTGGTGGCACAGGTGGTAATAACAATTTTCTTTCTGCCTCAACTGCTATGGCTCCTGTGTACGTAGGCGGTGGAACTTCTGGAACTACAGGGGGCGGGGCTGGTGGCGGTGGTAATAATTTTAATTTCCAAGGTGTTGGTAGTGGAATTGGCACTGGAGGCGCTGGAGGAATTGCAAACACCGCGGCTGGTTCTGGAACTGGCAGAGGTTCTGGCGGCGGAGGTGGGGCTGGCTCTAATGACAATGGCGGTAGAGTTCCTGGTAATGGTGCCGCAGGCGTAGTTTACGCCTTTAAACTTTAATAGGAGAATATATGTTAAACTTTGCAGTCTTAGACGAAAAAAACGTAATCAACACAATCATCGCAGATTCTAAAGCAATTGCTGAAGAAATTACAGGTAAAACCTGCGTAGAATTTACTATTGAAAATGCAGAAATAGGTGGAACTTATGAAAATGATAGATTTATTAAAAGAAAACCATACCCAAGTTGGATTTTAAATGAAGAATTTAATTGGATAGCGCCAGTTCCATATCCAGATGATTCGTTAAAATCTTATTATTGGTCCGAAGAAACTCTTTCTTGGATAGAACTAATAATAGAAAATTCAACAATACAATAGTATAAAAAAGGGGACAAATGAAAATTACATTTACCAATACAACTGGTGCTGACCTTGAACAACCTAAACCTGCTTCAAGGTTAGTGCCTGATTGGTATAAAAATACACAATCTTATACAAATGGTGAGCGAAAACCATCAGGTAATGGCAATACATCTGCAACCATAAAGCGTTGTATACCAGTTTTTGATGCTATAACTGCTGGATATATTATCGAATCTCCAGCAGATGTATTTGTATCCATTAAAGATGGACAGCAATGGTTTGAGTGGTCTGATTTTGGACTAATAACTTTTCATCCGATAGAACAAGCGCCTAATCATCCTAACAAAAAAATATTTCCATACCCTAAATGGCAAAATCCTTGGGCTATTACTACCCCTAAAGGATACTCAACATTATTTGTTCAACCATTTCACAGGGAATCAGTATTTACTGTCTTACCTGGAATAGTAGATACCGACCAATATTCAACAGTAATTAACTTTCCTTTTGTAATTAATGACCCTGCGTTCGAAGGTTTGATTCCTAAAGGAACACCCATTGCTCAAGTAATTCCATTTAAACGGGACTCTTGGACTATGAAGTTAGGTAATAAAAAAGATTTAGAAACAGCAGTTAAGGTAGGAAAAAAACTACAAAGCAAATTTTTTGACAAATATAAGTCAATGTTTTGGTCTAAAAAAGAATACAAGTAGAAAGCAGGGGACAATGATACAAAAACAAGAGACAGTAGCCATTGGCTGGTGTGATAACGGTACTACCGATGGCAAGTTTACTGAAGGATTAATGACAGCAGTAATTGCTGGTCCTAATAACGGTATGCGCTTTACTACTAGCATACGCGTGCAGGGTAATCAGATAGGCAGACAACGCCAGATACTCTTTGACTACTGGGCAGATAAACTCAAGACAGACTGGATACTATGGGTAGATTCAGACATAGTTCTAACTCTTGAGGCTATGCAGAAACTCTGGCAGACAGCCGATAAGATTAACCGCCCTGTAGTTAGTGGTGTCTATTTCATATCTAAGG